ATAGTATCTTTTTCAAGTATTTTAATATTACAACCTTTTAAATTTGATTTTAAAAAAATATAAGTATGTAACCCATACCAACCTGCTCCTATTATAATAATTTTCATAAAATATATATATATATATATGTACTTTATTTAAATATATATTGATATAATGTAAACCGTGGCATGCGCACCTATAACAATATATTCATAATATATAAATATATTGTAAATAACTAATATTATATAAATTATTGTTTTTCCCCAAGATATATACAAATCATTTGTAGTCTACTGTCCATTTTCATATTTAATGGGACACAATCAGATATAATTGTTTTAAACCCCAATGATTATTGTTGTTGTTAATACATATTTAAGTTATTATATATTAAATATAAAATATTAAATTATAATATAATAATGTTTTCTAATAATATTATTTCCTCGCAAAAAAGGTTCAATAAAAAGATGCCCCTTGATTATTATAGTACAAAAATAATCAATTCATTTACTAATTATGATAAAAGTAAAACTAATTTTAATACAAAAATATATAAACGTAACCCTGAAGTATTAGGGAGATTAACTTTAAATCACATTGAAACGATAGAATTTTTCGTAAGATTATTAAAACCTAAAAATTTTTTAGAGTTAGGGGTTCAATATGGTGAATGTACAAATCAAATTTTAAATTTGATTCCAGATAAATATATTGGAGTAGATATTAAAAAAACAGAGAATATTGATTATTTATTGGATACGTATAAAAATTTTGAATTTTACGAGTGTACAACAGATGATTTTTTTAAAAATGAAAAACAAACAAAATTTGACATGGTATTTATTGATGCGTGTCATAGTCATGAAGCAACGTATAAAGATTTTTTAAATGTTAAAGATTTTTTAAACGAAGATGGATTTATTTTTTTTCATGATTGTTATCCATATTCTGAATATTGGACAAAACCAACACTATGTGGAGATGGTTATAAAACATCAGAAGTAATAAGAAAAAAACATAATAATGAGTTTGAAATTTTGACTTTACCTGTAAATCCTGGATTATCCATAGCAAGAAAATGTACAAAACAATTAGCTTGGTTAAATTAATAAATATAATATTAAAGATTTTTTGATATTATATTTTATATGGATTTTGGTTTTATAATACCTACTTGTTGTCGCGAAGATATACATTTAAGACAATTGTATAGATGTATTAATTCAATTAGAAAGTTTTATTTAAATAAACACATTATATTAATAAATGATTCTCCAGAAAAATATGATATAGTTAAAATATTTTCAGCTCATAAAAATATACAGGTTATTAAAACGTATAAAAAAGGTTCTGCAGACCAACAAGTATTTAAAGTCTTATTAGAAACAACTTTATTTGATAAAGCTATATTTATTCAAGATAGTATGATATTAAATAAAAAAATAGAACATATAGAAAAAATAAATGATATTATGTTTATCTGGCCTGCATCAAATCATCGCGTTCATTGGGATAAAATTAAAGAAAAGCCCACTAAATATAATAAAGATAATAATATAAAAACACATACAGATTTAATTAAACATTATTTATTTAAAGATTATAGTAATGTAATTGATTTTCAAAAAAACGCAGTGGAAAATTTAACAAAATTTAGAGATAATTGGTATAATTGTATGGGTTGTTGTTGTATAATGACAAGGAAAAATATATATCATATGAATAATAATACAGGATTTGCTGAAAAATTTATAAATTATGATACTAACAGATTAAGGAGAGTAAATGAAAGTATATTTCCTTTATTATGTAATTATTATTTTCCAAATGTTGATTTTAGTAAGTCTATAAATGGGTTTTATTATGATGGTAGTTTATCATGGAAATTTAATAAAAGAGATGAATTAGCGGGTATTGATAATCTTAGATGGTGTGTAGTTAATGAATATTTTAGTAAAATATCTTTTAACAGATAATATTGAATTTTTTTTGCAGAATAATTTGATTTTTAATAGTATCAATGTCAAAAGTTGAATTGTATATTGTATTTAAGGTTTTATCAATAGTATTTTTTGTTTTATGTTTTTCGATATTTATATTTAACTCATAAACTTCATTAATAATAGAACATAATTTGTATTTACTAACGGTGTCATGAGAAAAAATATGGCGTACCCCTTTCCAATATAAATTATTTGTAATAGTATTTTCAATGATATTTGAAAGTGTTAAACATGTTACACCATTCCAAAAGTGATTTGCGAAACCATTAATAGTACAATTTTTCTTGGAAATAACCCATTCTAACAAACTTTTTTTATGATTTAATTCTTCACCTATTATCGATGTTCTAATAACTGTAGCATTTTCAGGTTCTCCTAATGATTTTGAAGAACCATATACATTCGTTTCCGTATGATTGTCGTTTTCATTATAATATCCTTTTTTCCCATCAAAAACACAATCAGTAGTTATATGAATAAATTTTGCGTTTGATTTTTCAACAATTTCTTGTAATTTATGAGGGAAAAGGGTATTAATTTTAATATATTTACCATATTCATGATCATTCGTTTTTTGAGGAATAATGCCTGCGCAATTAATGATAACATCATTTTCATTCAAACAACTTAATATTTTATTTAATTTTTGCCATGTATCATTTAAAATATCAAATTCTTTGCGAGTTATGCACGTAATATTAAAATCATTTGATAATATTTTAGTTACATAAGTTCCCAACATACCGGTTGAACCAAATATATAAATTTTATTTGTATTCATTTAAATATATCTTACAAATTATATTTAAATGATTTCAGGGAAAAAAATACTAATATTTGGGGGTACAGGTTCATTAGGTAATGAATTAAATGAAAGATATATAGCTAATAATATTATCTATAATTTTTCTAGGGACGAGCATAAACATTGGAAAATGAGATTAAAGTTTAAAAATCATAAAAATTTAAATTTTATTATAGGTAATGTTGCTGATAGAATAAGAGTAAAAGAATCAATTAAAAGGGTAAAACCAGATATTATTATAATTGCTTGTGCTATGAAACATATAGAACAATGCGAGGTAAACACCAATGAAAGTTTAAATACAAATATGTTAGGAACAAAATATATACTTGATTCTGTAGAAGATAATTTAAACGTTCTAACAAATTTGGAAACAGTTTTATTTGTTAGTTCAGATAAAGCTTGTAGTCCAATAAATAATTATGGTATGGCAAAAGCATTATCAGAAACATTTTTAATTGAAAAATCAAATTTTATAAAAAATATTAAGTTTGTGAATGTTAGGTACGGAAATGTACTTAATTCAAATGGAAGTATTATCCCTAGATTACACGCAATGGGAAAAGATGATAATTACAAAGAGTTTTATTTGACACATGAAAATATGACAAGATTTGTAATGACATTAGAACAAAGTGTCGATTTAATAGAATATGCTATAATTAATGGTGAAAGTGGTGATACTGTAATATCTGAATTGGTTTCACTAAAAGTGAAAGACTTAATTGACATATTTTCAGAAAAATATAATAAATCTATAAAAATAACTGGATTAAGACCAGGAGAAAAACTACTAGAATCATTGATAAATGAATCACAATCAGGTAGAATTGAAAAAAATGGGGAATACACACATATTAAATCAGTATTTTCCTATAAAAAAACAATAGATGCTGATAATTTGCGAGATTATAATAGTACAATAAATCCTTTAACAAAACAAGAATTAAAGGATTATTTAATTAAATTAAAATTATTATAGTTCATTTATTAATTTATTCCATTTTTCAAGACATTTTTCTTTACTCAAATTTTCTAATATAAATTTTCTTGGTTCATATGTATCTACTTTTTCTATAAATGTATCAAAAGTTTTTTCTAATTCGTTGGAATTATAAAAAAATTCCCCACATTTTTTATCCCAATAAGGAATAGCAGAAACCGGTGATTTAACATTTTTATATATATGTCTATAGGTCCATTCTTGTTGTCTTAACTTAACATTCCAAACTAATAAAGGTATGTCACATGATAAAGTTTCTTCGAGTGCGAAACCTTGACTTTCATGTCTACCTAACCATATACCATATTTTGATTTTTTTAATTGTGTTAAAAAATCTTTTTCATCATACTTGTTTAAATAACTAAAAACTTTATAATCTATATTTTTTTTTTTTAAAAAAGTTTCCAGAAATTTAAATTCTTCCGGATTTCGATTTTTATAATAAATTAATACTGAATTATTTTGTCGTCTATCTTTGTCTGGTTTAAATTTATCAGTATTTACACCAAATGGGATAGCTTTCATAGGGAGCTTTGTAAAATTAAATTCTTGTTGCCATGTATTAACAGATGGTTGAGAAGGTTGTATGTATATACCATTTTTGTGTATATTATTAAATTTCTGCACAACATTATTTGGAAATACACTAAAATGTGGACCAAAAATAAATTTTTTGTTGGGATATTGTTCTATAGGTATAAATGTGTTGGCAGAAAAAACAATATCAGCTTCGTTAAAATTTTCTGTTAAACTAAAATTATTTTTAACATAGTAATTTAAAAATTCTTGATTTTTGTGATGATAATTTTTAAATAAAAAAACTTTTTTCATATAATTTAAATTTATGATATAATTTTAAATAGTAAAATTATTAAATTATTTTAAATTATTAGTACATTTAATTAGGTAAGTTTTTCTTTTATGATTATTAGTTATATCGTCAGTTGAAGCAAAAGATATAATAGATAAATCACATTTTAATTCTTTAAAGAGTCTTAATTGAGGTTTTGCTTCTTCATCGTTATTTGTTTCATATATAATAATATCACTTTTATACACAGCGTTTCTATATAATTCTTCCCAATTTTTAATCCACGAACCCAATGCTAGTAAAAATATAATATCCACTTTTTCATCTTTAATTTCATTAAAATTAAATTCATTTAAATCTTTTTCACGAAATGAAAGATTGTTATTAAATTTTAAAATATTATTAATATAATTAGCGACTTTTATACAATTTGGATTGAAATCATAACCGATGCCTTTTTTTATTTCTGGTAAATGTAACAACATACCACCTGAATTACATCCAAAATCTAATACAAATTTATCTGTAAAATCAACTTTACTTTTAATTTTTTGCAATCTTTTTGACGGGTTTCTTTGACCATTGATATTAATATTATATAAATTAAATGAATGGTATCCGAATGTTGTATTGTTATGCCATCCATTATTAAATACCATATTTGTTGTAAAAATTAATTTTTGTTTTATTTCTTGTATAACATCATTTTTATATAAAATATTTAAATGTTTTAACGGGATTTTTTTTTTATAAATATCCTTGTAAACTAAAATAGCTAATCTATGTAGCCCATCCCTAACAATATATTTATCAATATCCATACTATATTCTATTAATATAGGTTCCATTTTTTGCACATCAAAATTATTCAACAATGTTTTGAAAATATTTTCACCATGTTCTTTTTGATTTGTATTGCTAATATATTTATTATATATTTCAAAATTATTATTTTGCAAAGCTTTATAATTAATAGTATCTTCTATATGTAAAATATCATGTGGGTTCAAATAAAAATTTTCATTTTTATTTTCATTACAAAAATCCTTTAATTCTTTATTAACTAACCATTGAGAACAATAAATATTATTAATATTAATTGACATATAATATATAATATTATATGGTTTTAAGTTTTTAAAATATATCAATTATTTTTTTATATGCGTGTTTAAATGCTTACCCATTCTTCAGGACAAATATCCTTCGTGTTTTTATCAGCAAGTTTCGGCCCAAACCATTGACTCGGATAACACACTATCTTTTCTTTATTATCATTAAAATATGCACCCCACCAACTAAATGTGCTATTTGCTATTATATTGTGTTCGCAACAAGACATCGACAACATTTGTTCCCAATCAACCATTTTATCATCGCACTTGATAAATTTCAAATTTTTAAATCTTCTTTTTAATATTTTTATTTTTATATTTATTGCCGCGTTGTCTTGTTCTTCGCAAAAATATAAAATCATCCAATTATCTTTTGTTTT